GCTAAAGCGATCTCTAAGAGGAATATGAAGTGAGACCAGTATCTATCAGTAAGAATTTAACTGCTAATACAGCTACTACGCTGTATACAGTGCCTACTGGATACTATGCAAGGTGCGTCTTAATTCACGTTTGTAACACAGCTCCAAGCAAACACATTTCATTTAGTTGGTATGACGCAAGTACTGCTTCATCAACTTTAATTGTTAGCGAACAAGTTTTATCAGCAAGAACAACATTAACGCTTATTTCAGCCACACAATATTTTGTGATGGAAGAAGGTGATTATTTAACCACTACTTCTGAGGCTGGCTCAACAATGTCTGTACTTGCAACATTTGAAGTATCAGGAGCGCAACGAACATGACCTACTTAGAACTTGTTAACGATGTGTTGATTCGCTTGCGTGAAAGCACAGTATCTACTGTTGGCGAAACAACCTATTCTGCTTTGATTGGCAAGTTTGTCAATGATGCCAAGCGTCAGATTGAAGATTCCTATAATTGGAATGTCTTAGGACAAACAATTACAGTTAGTACTACTTCTGGTACAAGTTCTTATGCTTTGACAGGTGCGGGTCAGAAGTTTCGTATTGCTGAAGCTCTTAATACGACAAACTATATTGTATTGAGCAACATTGCAGTTTCAGACATGAACCGCAATTTGAACTTTGGCACACCAGTTCAAGGCGTTCCTACTGAATATTGCTTTAGTGGTGTAGATGGCAGTGGCGACACAAAGGTTGATTTGTTTCCCATCCCTAATGGTGTCTACACGCTGAAGTTTGATTTGACCATCCCACAGGCTAATTTGTCTTCTGATGGCACATCTGTCAAGGTTTTGGACTACTTGGTGACTCAAAGTGCTTATGCAAGGGCTTTGATTGAGCGTGGTGAAGATGGTGGAACAAACTCTTCCGAGGCTTATGCCTTGTTTAGAGGAATGCTCTCTGATGCTATTGCATTGGAGTCCACTCGTTATCCTGAAGACAACTTTGTGGCGGTCTAATGGCAGCACAACTCCAAAGTTACAGTCTCTCAGCACCAGGCTTCTATGGCCTGAATACTGAAGATTCTCCCCTTGATTTAGGGGCGGGCTTTGCTTTGGTTGCGACTAACTGCATCTTGGATCAGTATGGTCGTATTGGTGCTAGAAAAGGTTGGTCAAGAGTTAACTCCTCTTCTGGTGCTTTGGGTGCTAATGATGTTGGTGTAATCCATGAATTAGTCCAGACTAATGGGACTCTTACAGTTCTGTTTGCTGGCAACAATAAGATATTCAAACTTGGCACTGCTAATGCGGTGACTGAGTTGACCTATGGTGGTGGCGGTACTGCTCCTACTATTACTGCGTCTAATTGGCAAACTGCCTCCCTAAATGGCATTGCATACTTCTTTCAAACTGGTCACGATCCTCTGATTTATGACCCCGCAGTAAGTACAACTACTTATCGCAGAGTGTCTGAGAAGTCAGGTTATGTGGCTACTGTTCCGCAAGCCAACATTGCTATTTCAGCTTTTGGTCGCTTGTGGGTGGCTAATACATCTACAGATAAAGTAACTGTTACCTTCTCTGATCTGATTGCAGGTCATGTATGGGGGGGTGGTACTTCAGGCTCATTAGATGTATCTCGTGTGTGGCCTAATGGTGCGGATGAAGTGATGGGCTTGGCAGCTCATAATGATTTCTTGTTTATTTTTGGTAAACGACAGATTCTTGTTTATTCTGGTGCTTCTACACCCGCATCCTTGGTTCTGAGCGACACAATTGGCTCTATAGGATGTATTGCTAGAGATACGATTCAAAGCGTTGGTTCTGATGTTATTTTCTTGTCAGACTCAGGTGTTCGTTCACTGATGAGAACTATCCAAGAGAAGTCTGCACCCCTGAGAGACTTGTCTAAGAATGTGCGTTTTGACCTAAATTCATCATTGGCAAGCGAAACATTGGCTAATCTGAAGTCTGTTTACTCAGAAAAAGAAGCCTTTTATCTACTTGTTTTGCCAGCTACTTTCCAAGTTTACTGCTTCGATACCAAGCAATCCTTACAAGATGGAGCTTCCCGTGTAACAAAATGGGACTCAATTGCACCAACTGCTTTACGTTCTTTGCGTAATGGCGACTTGTATATTGGTAAGAATGGGTATATCGGTAAGTATGGAACTTATCTTGATGATGCAACTTCGTACCGATTTGCGTACTACACAAACAATGCTGACTTAGGAAACCCTAATCAGATTTCTATTCTGAAGTCTGTGACTGCCATTGTGATTGGTGGATCAAACCAGTTTTTGTCTATCAATTGGGGCTTTGACTACTCAGGTTCTTATCGTGCTGAGAACGTCTACATTCCTACTCAAACAAGTTATGAATATGGCACTGCTGAGTACAATATTGCTGAATATACAAGTGGCGTTCCGATTAAGACTCTTTCTGCTAATGCTTCAGGTGCGGGAAAGATTGTCCAAACTGGATATGAGACTACGATAAATGGAACATCGTTTTCTCTACAAAAGATTGAAATTCAAGCCAAAGATGGCAAAATAGGGTAAGAGGTAAACTATGTCAAATTACACCAAAACTACTAACTTTGCATCAAAAGACAATCTGTCACCTGGCAATCCTTTAAAGATTGTTAAGGGTACTGAAATTGATACAGAGTTCAACAATATTCAGACTGCTGTTGGCACAAAAACAGACAATGCTTCTGCCAATATCACTGGTGGCTCAATTACTGGTATCACTGATCTAGCGGTTGCTGATGGTGGTACAGGTGCTTCTACGGCTACTGCTGCTTTGAATAACCTCTTACCTACCCAAACAGGTAACGCAAACAAGTATCTCCAAACTGATGGCACAAACGCCACATGGGATGCAGTAAGTCTTTCTACTGCTGACATTACTGGCACTTTGCCCGTAGCAAATGGTGGTACTGGTGTAACTTCTTCTACTGGCACAGGCTCTGTTGTTCTGTCAAACAGTCCTACTTTAGTGACTCCCGCTTTGGGAACTCCTGCTTCTGGTACGGCAACTAACCTAACTGGTCTGCCGATCTCCACAGGTGTTTCAGGTCTTGGTACTGGTGTAGCTACTTTCTTGGGTACTCCTTCATCTGCTAACTTGGCTTCTGCCGTAACAGACGAAACTGGTTCAGGTGCTTTGGTGTTTGCCAATAGCCCAACTTTGGTTACTCCTGCTCTAGGCACTCCATCTGCTTTGGTAGGCACAAACATCACGGGTACTGCCTCTGGTTTAACAGCGGGTAGTGTCACAACTAACGCTAACCTTACTGGTGCAGTCACTTCTGTTGGCAATGCAACATCTTTGGGTTCATTTAGCTCTTCTAACCTTGCGGGTGCTTTGACAGATGAGACAGGTTCAGGATCAGCAGTATTTGCTACTTCACCTACATTGGTGACTCCTATCCTTGGAACACCTACTAGCGCAACTTTAACAAACGCTACAGGGCTTCCAATCTCTACTGGTGTGTCAGGTCTAGGAACTGGCGTAGCAACGGCTCTAGCGGTCAATACAGGCTCTTCTGGTGCGGTTGTGGTCAATGGTGGTGCTTTGGGTACTCCATCAGGCGGTACTGCTACTAACTTGACAGGCTTACCCTTGACCACAGGTGTAACAGGAACTCTTCCTGTTGCCAATGGTGGTACAGGACAGACAAGCTACACAGATGGTCAACTGTTGATTGGTAACTCTACTGGCAACACGCTGACCAAAGCGACATTGACTGCGGGAACAAACATCACAATTACCAATGCTGCGGGTGCGATTACGATTGCTGCGGCTGGTGGCGGTGGATCGGGTGATGTTGTTGGCCCTGGCTCTTCTACTGATAATGCTTTAGCTCGTTTTGATAGCACTACTGGCAAGATAATTCAGAACTCTGTTGGCATCTTAAGTGATACAGGTGCTATTTCTGGTTTGACAGACATCTCTGCTTCAGGCTCTGTAACCCTCTCAGGAGGCACAGCCAACGGAGTAACCTATCTCAATGGTTCAAAGGTTCTGACAAGTGGAAGTGCGCTTACTTATAGCTCAACTTCTGGACTAACTACTAATGGAGTAACACAGGGATACAACACAACCCTGTACACAGTAGATGGAACTCTATCAAATTATTCAGCCGCCAATAATGTTTATTTAAACGGAAATACTGCTGGTGGTTTAAATTTAAGAGGCGATGGAACTGGTGGTGCTTCTACTCAACTTTTCTTAGGAGGTGCTACATCTTCAGAGGCAAGCAAGATAATTTTTACTGTTGCTAATTCAGAAGGTATGCGCCTCACCTCAACAGGGTTGGGTATTGGTACAAGTTCACCACAATTAAAATTTGTAGTGTCAAATGCTGGCGCACAAGGTTTTGAAGTTAACCCTAATAGCGGAATTATTAGTGGTGGTATTGATATTCTTTGCTACAACAGAAGTGCAGGGGCATATAAGCCCATGTACACTAATGCTGAATATCATGTGTGGGCAACATCAACAACAGAACGAGCCAGAATAGACTCTAGCGGTAACTTGCTGGTGGGGAAAACAACTACTGCCGACACGACAGTTGGTTTTAGTGTTATTGGTGCTGGAGGAACTCAACCTGGATGCGTTACAAGTACGCTTTCTGGGAACACCAATACAAATACCACAATGCAAGTGTATTCCACAGGTGCTGGGGCATACAGATTCTATGTTGGCATGGCGGGAACTGTTTTTGCAACATCAACTTCAATTTCAGCAATATCTGACCAACGCCTAAAAGAAAATGTGCGTGACCTTGATACGGGTCTTGATTCAATCATGGCATTGCAACCAAGACGTTTTGATTGGAAAGAAGGCAAAGGTCAAGACAAAAAAGATGTTGCTGGTTTTATTGCTCAAGAGTTTGAAACTGTCTTTCCAGAATGTGTGGGAACATCAAAAGCTGGTGGAGATGGCATTGAATACAAGAACATCAACCATGAAACATTGATTCCCACATTGGTTAAAGCCATTCAAGAACAACAAGCCCTAATTACTCAACTTCAGGCTGACGTAGCCACTTTAAAAGGAAACTAACATGACTGCAGTAAACTGGACAATCAGCACCCTAGACAGAGATGTCGCTACAGGATATGTTCGCACCGCCCACTGGCAATGCAATGCAGTAGATGGCGAACACACAGCATCTATCTACTCCACTTGCTCATGGGCAGATGGCACAGTCAACATTCCTTATGCAGACCTGACACAAGCCACAGTGCTTGGTTGGGTTTGGGCTAATGGTGTTGATAAGCAAGCCACAGAAGATGCTCTAGCGGCTCAGATTGCTTTGCAGAAAGCACCAGTAACTGCTTCTGGCACTCCTTGGAGTCAAGCATGAAGCTAGAACTAGACGTTAACGAGATTAACTTTGTATTGCAGA